GCAGAGCTGCAAAGCGGAAATCACGTACCCCGCCATCGTCTGGCGCGCAAGCTCCATCCACATGCAGCGCTCGCGCTCGGAATCGAGGGAATCGGAGGATGCCTGCTTCGACTCCGCAAGCTCGCGCCCTAGCCAATCGACCAGGCGCTGTCTGATGATGCCCAATGGCACCCCCAATCGGCATGAGGATGCCCCCGCAACAGTGAATGTCGCAGGGGCCTGTATGCGCTGTTTGCGCAAATGTAGTGGTGTTATATGAGTCCTAGCGGATTACGTCCATCGGAGAGCACGCGTTGGCGAAGCACTCGCGCACGCCGTCGTAGCGATGGTCGGGGCGGGAATGGCTGGCCCCGCCGCACCGCGACGCGCCTACCGCCCGCGTTACGCCGACCTCTCGAAGCGCCGCAACCATCGCGCGCGCAATCTGGGTGTCGTAGCGAGACGCGATTGCGAACATTTCACCTGTTGAGACGGCCATTCCTGCTCTCCAATCGTTTTTTTGGTTACCAAGTTATCGGCTGCGCGAAGACCACGGGCCCCGCGTCCTCCGGTATCCAGTCGGCCACCACGAAGGCGTGGACCATCGCCATGAAAGGGTCGGTCTTGCGCCCGTGCGGCTCAATCTTGCCGTACCTGAAACAGTTGTTCGGTGCTGGCTCAAGCTTGGCGTTGTTGGTTGCCCAGCGCATGAGCGGCGAGTCTCCCCAGGCTATCTTCCGGTTGGCGAACGCCGAGTCGATAACGGGCTGTACGCGCATCACGTCGCTCGGGCGCGTCAGCCACAGCTGCTGGTCGTCGCCGCGCAGGCTCGGGTCCATCCCGATGCCCTCCAGCGCGCGGCGCATGAGCGTGAAGCGGTAGCTGTCCATCGACACGCCGCGAACGCTCGCGCCAAGAGAGTCCGCCGTGCTGGCAATCCACGAGGCCACGGAGTCTGGCGGCACCTCCACGGAGTCCACGATTGTGAGCTGCCCAGCGGCGGCCCACTCGCCAAGCGGTGCCTTGACCTCGCCCGCGTCGCTGCTGCGCGTGCACCACCACGCGTGCGGCACCACCAGCCATTCGCCGTCTACGCGGAAGAGCAGGACTGCGCCAACCATGTCAGTGGTCTTGGCGTAGTCGATTCCAGCAACGCACTCACGCCCGCGGAGCCTTGCGAGGTCGATTGGCCGCGACGCCGCCACGAGGTTGTCCCAGCTGGTCACCTGCACGTCCGTCCTCCCCTGCGGGAGGTTGAATCGCTTGGTGGGCACCGACGTGTGCCGCTGCGGCGACCTGCGCCACTCGCGCACCTCCTTGCGGTACTCCTCCATGAGCGTTGGCGAGTCCAGGAGCCTCGGGCACGCCTTGGGCCACAGCGACTCGTCCGCGGACTCGTCGATGGAGTCAAGGTGGCACATGTACGGCAGAAGGCCGTTGTCAGGCTCGCCATCGTGCAGTATCTCGTGCGCGCGCGCCTTCAGCTCGTCCAACGGCCCGTCGCGAACCATGCCATCCGTCGTTGTCATCAGACGGCGTGGGCACGGCTTCTTGCCAAGACCGCCCGTGAACACCTCCATGGAGGCGTTGTCCTCGTAGGCGTGCACCTCGTCAAACCACACGCAACCGCTCTGCATGCCGTCCTTGGAGTCCGAGTTGCCCGACCAGTACTTTACGCGGGACTGGGTGGCAATGTTCGTCAGCTCGATTTTGTTCCAGCTGAAACCCTGCTCGAACAGGGCACGATTGCCGTCCAGGATGCGGTACAGGTCGTTGTATCCGATTTGCGCCTGCCGCTCAGTGGTGGCGCATATGTCCACGTCGTACAGCGGTATCCCGTTCGCTGGCGAGATCATGCAGAACGTCAGGAACGCTCCAAACCCAGTCTTGCCGTAGCCGCGCCCGACGTACAGGAGCAGGTCGGGCCATCTCGGGAACCCACCATCGCGAAACGTGCATAGGAACAGGGTGAGCAGGAAAAGCTCGTCCCTGCCGAGGTCGAACGGGAAGAACCTCTGGTAGCCCTCGTACCTCCCAAGCCGCTCGCGGTCCACCCAAAGACGCTCGGTGGCGAAAACATCGCGCACGTGGGCGCAGAGTGCCACCACGTCCTCGCTCGCAGGCACCGCGCCAGTCTCCACGTCGCGGAGGTAGCCCGACAGCTCGGGGACCTCGATGCGCCTGTGGACGGTATAGCGCGGTCTTGCCATTGCCTACAGCTCCAATCTCTCGGTCCTGGGCTCGCCGCGCGCCGACTTGCCGTGGGCGGAGACGGGGTCGTACCCCATGCACGTGCGGGCGTACATGTCCATCGCCTTGGCGTTGCCGCCGCACGCGGCCTCGAAGAGGGCCTTGTTGAACATCGCGTGGCCCATCGTCTGGAACCGCTTTCGCGTACCATCGAAGTCGCGCCCAAACGCCGCCCTACACAGGCGGTCGAGGTCTGCTGGCTTGCAGTCGGTCACCGCACACACCTCGTCCGCTCCGCTCCCGCTGGTCAGCAATCCCTTGACGTTCTCGATATCGTCTTCCGACCACTCGCGCATACGCAATCACCGCCGCTCAGAATGGGATGTCGTCGTAGATGTCCGTGCCCTGCTTCTTGGCCTTGTCCTTCCTCTTGCGCTTGGCCCTCCGCGCCTTTGCCTTGCTCGAACCCCTGCGGCCCGACCTTCCGCCGCCGCTGCCTGATGCCATGCGTTACCTCCCTAGTCGTTTATCGCTCCCCAAAGGCGGTTCCCGCGGACTGGCCTCGGGTACGGCTTGTCGCGGTTGAGAACCGAGTACGCCGCGAACACCCTGTCGGCGAAACCCTCAACGTAGTCGTACAGCCCGCCGTCGCATTCGACGCGCACCTGCTCGATGTTGCGCGATGAGCGCAGGTTGGCGCTGCCGTCCATGACAAGCCTGTTACCGCCGATGGTGCGCATGCTCAGAATCTTCGTGTGTATCGACGCGAACGCAACGTCGAAGTCCAGCCCGTCCACGTCCAGCTGCTCGTAGAGGTACGGGACTAGCTGCCCGGGCCTGTGCTCGTGGCCCCAGAAGTAGACCGAGAGGATGATGCGCAGGCGCTCGAGCCGACCATCCATCATGTCCACGACGTTCCGCAACGAGTCGATGTTCTCCTCGCTCATGCTCAGCGTCTGGATCGTAACGTCACGCGGCGCGGCCTTGCGCCGCTCGACCATAGCCTCAAGCACGTCGCCGAACACGAAGTTCCCCGAGACGAACGCGAACGCCCTGTAACCGTCGCGCAGGTCGAGTCCGTCAACGAAGTCGCACGCGTGCTCGTATGCCACCTCACCGAGGACGTTGTCGTAGATTAGCGGCCTGTCGTACCTCGTCGTAGCCAACCCATCGTCCGCCCCGCCGCGCGAGACGTCGCCAAGCGAGAAGTCGAGGTCGTCCCCGCCGCCGAAGTCGAACGCGCCTAGGGCAAAGTCAGCCATTCCGCCGCTCCAAACCACGCAACCGCAGGTAGAAAGCTTAAAGTTCGGGAAAAATTAAATTTTTTGATAAGCCAATCGGCATCCGAGGCATGGGCGCCGTTCGGGGGCGGAGCCATAAAAAACGGTATTACCCCCTTGGGGGTAGCCGCTACCGTTCGCGTACGATTTTCCGCCGCTCGCGGAAATCCTACCAGCGCTCAGAGGTGAGCATGGGCGCATGCAGTGCATGTGAGCCGCGTGGCTGGAACCGCCCGTGGGCCACGTCGTGCCCGAGGTGCGAGAGCGGCACGAGGTTGCGTATGACGCGACCCCGCTCGTCCACGGCCCACTCGCTCAGCGCCCAGCCCGGGTAATCGTCCACGCGCATCACGTGGTGCACGACCGTGGCAGGCACGTATCGCGACGGGGACTGGGCAAGCTCGTACAGGCTCGCGCCGTGCGCATCCGCGATGACGCGGGCGCGGAGGTGCAGCCATCGCGCTGAGTCGTAGAAGCGCTTGTGGCGCGGGCCGCAATGGTCGGCGATGTACTCGGCGAGCTCGACGTCGTACGTCGGGACGGTGACAGGCGGATGGAAAACGCCGTCGCACCACGACAGCTCCACGCGGTCGGTGCGGTCTGCCATGCGCTCGACCTCCCCATACGAAAGCGCGGACGCACAGGGGGTTGGTTCCCTCCGTGCGCCCGCGAGTTTTCCACGATGCCAATATAGCAACAAATTGTCGGTGTGCGGCGGCAACGCTCGGCAAACGTCGGCAACGGTCGGCGCGAGTCGGCAGGGCGCGGCATGGTGGTTTGGGTTGGGTTTGGTTTCCATTTCTACGTTTTGTAGAAGTGAGCGCCCGATTCGCGGGGTATTGGGCAATCCATTTCTACAAAATGTAGAAATCAACTGCTGGCGCTCGCCTACTGCTCCGCCGTACCCATTCCGTCAACCACCTTGCGCCATCCGTACGACTCGGCGGTGTCCATCGCGACCCGCACTGCATCGCGGCACCACCGCTCGGAACGGTCGCACTGGAGCGCCACCTCCGCCCACGAGGCACCGTCACAGTAGCGCCACCACATCGCGTCCGCGTACGCGCCGCCAAGGAGCGACGCTATGCCGCCCGTGTGGTCGGCACACCCATACAGGACGGAGCTCGCGACCTCCACGAGATGGTTGTCCTCGTCCAGCCTGCGGGCGTACCTCTCCTGCTGCTCGACGTACCTATCGACGGGAGCCATAACGTCGTGCTGGTGGCCCACCGATATCCTCGGCTGGTACGACTGGGCGCGCACGTAGCACTTGGACTCCAACGACGCGAGCTTGCGCTTGATCTCGTCGGCGTCCCTCGCCGCGACGCGTGCGGCCTCGAAGAAGTCTCGGGCGGTCGCGTAGTCGCACGGCCTGTATGCGTGGGTGTTGGTGGTGGCGTGGTCGGAACGGTCTGGCACTGGCAAACCTCCCATACGAAAAAAGCCCCCGCTGGCACGAGGGCCAACGAGGGCATTGTAGCAAAATCGTTGATGCTATGCGAACGTGTGTTCCGTCCCGCCGCCCCGTGTGAGGTCGGCCAGCGCGCGCTCGGCATCGCCCACGTCCTCGGCGGTCTCGGCATCGCGCGCCATTCCCGCGACGTCCACGGCCCCGCAGATGATGTCAAGGCACCCGTCGTACACCGCGAGCTTGCGCGAGAGAAGGGAATTATCATCGCACGCGCGCTCGTACATCTGCTTGTACATCCAAGCTGGGATGAGGTCTGCCATCACGCGTCCTCCAATCTGGCAAACACAGCGCACGGCTGGTCGTTCGCGCACACCTCGCGCCCGACTATCGGGCAGTACAGCGCGCCGTCCTGCTCTGACGCGCGGATGTGCGTGCAGTGACCGCAGTCGCGCTTGCTGCAGCTCGGGCACACCCAGAGCGGGTAGCAGCCCACCCACTCCCAGCGCCACCCTGCTGCGACCGTGCGGACGGTCGGGAGCTGGCCAGCGGCCTGGAAGAGCGAGTCATCGCCGCACATGTCCTCGACGCACACGCGCACCTGCTCCGTCCTGCCGCAGCGGTGGCAGCGGACGGGATAGCGGGCAATCTCAGTCTCCATCAATGACACCTCCAGGCGCGTGCGTTTCAAGCAAATCCTCGATGAACTCCGACAATCTCTCGTGCGCCTGTGCATGCGTTAGCACTGTCTTCTCCGAGATAACGCGTGCCAACGCGTCCATCTCGTCGCTTATGTCGTATTGCTTGTAGTAAAAATTGTTGTCAATTAAGATTCTGCTCTCGCGCATGCATGCCACCTCCGCAACCAGTACGCCCAGCTCGTCTCGTGTATCCATTCCCGTACGCCCACTCCGCCGCCCCGAGGACATTGGCAATTTGTGCGAGCATCCCGAACATGTCGAACGTAACGGTGCGCGGGATTTGCCCGTGCGGCACGCAACCGATGCACGCGCAGTAGTAGGCGCATATCATGACCATCCCAAAAGTCTCTGGATCAACACCATTGATGCTGGTGGAGTCCTCGGAGCAATGTCCGACAAAACGGGAGAACGCGTATTCGCCGTCGCGGCCCTTGCTTCCGAACTCTCCGAGGTAGTCTGCCATCCTACGGATGTTGTCGGGATTACCGACAATGGTATTGGCCCTAATCATCGTCTCCACCACCATCGCTGGCAGGTTGGCAAGTTCGTCCAGCAGGGCAAGCAATCGTCTCCATGGCAACCACAATTAACCTACCAACCTTCCACCGCAGTTTGGGCAATAGTTAAGGTGGTGGCCTGAGTCTTTAAGCCATCCAATCTCTGCACCTCTATCAGACGGGATTTCCGTGTATGCCCCGCAGGCTGAGCACTTAATTTCGATGTCTTGGCTGCTTACGTCATGGCACGTCGGGTCTATTAGGTCGGCCACGCGCCTGCTCACGTCCGTCCAGCACCAGTCGCTGTCCAAGTCGATGCCGAGCGCTTCCACGAACGCCATGATTCCATGCGTCTTGCGTATGCGCTCCGCAATCTCTCGGCGCTCTTCGCTAGTCGGTGCTGCCATTGGTGCCACCATCTTCCACTGGCTCGTATCCCAGCTCGCGTATGGCCTTGCCGCCCGTGGCGTCCTCGTACCACACGCCCAGCTCGTCCCAGCTCGTTACTTCCCAATTGCGCAAGTCAACTGGGAAGGCCATCGTCTCTGGTGCCATCGTGTCTGCTAGGCTTGGGTTGAAGTCAATGTAGATGCCGACATCGTTCCCAACATCCCATATCTCGTATGACCCTCCATTAGTGACTTTGTGCCCGCGCTCCACGAGATATGCCTTCTCCTTCTCTCCCATCAGGAAGCCACCTCCAGCATGTACGCGTTGCGCCACTCCATGTGGTCGCACAGCGGAGTCTCGCCGTCCCAGACCTCCACGAGGAACACTCGCCAGCCATAGACCACACGGCTCTCCTTGCGGACCGCAAGGCAGGGGCATCCGGCGCTCCTGACCGCCGAACCCTTGTGAACATCGTCGTAGCACCCGCGAGGGTCATCGCTGTGCTCCATACCGTCATCGAGCCAGTCTTCCGACCACAGCAGGCTCACGGTCGCTTCGGCTTCCTCGCCCATCACTCGCCCTCCTTCTCCGCCAGCTTTCTGATGCGGTCAGCGAGGTCGCGGGGCTTCTCGCAGGCGTCCCCGTCCACGTCCGCGCCGTCGCACCACGCCTCCAGCTCATCGGCGATGCGTCCCAGGCTATCGGGGCTGGTGTGGGTGATGTTAGTCGGGCCGACGATGGCTTGAGTTCCCCGACTGGATGTAAATATTTTTGTTATGTCTTCATAAAACTCGATGGACGTGACCGTGCACTCCACGGCGTCTGTCCACACCGTGTCGCCCACGTGGATGGGCACGCCATCCATGTCGCGCGGAAGCTCGACCATCTCAGCATCGATGCGGTCGGAGATGTCGTCAAGCTCCTTAGCAGTTACAAGAGTCTCAACGTAGCCGCCCAGCTCGTGCGCCCTCTTGCGCAGCTCGTCGCTGATGTCACTCATCGATGAAACCTCCCTCATTTGCTGGCGGCAACTCGTGCCATGCAATGGCCTTGCGCTCTGCTCCCGCAACGCTCCCCTTCGGTGCCATCATCATGTATGTCCCGCCGTCATCGGTCTCCGTGCGCAGGTACCTCCCGAGGTAGTAGCCGATGCGTGGCCCAATGCAAAGCACCTCGCGGGAATCGTCGGGCGGCGTCCTGAAGTGCCACCCGCTCTGCTCCTCCTCGGTCGGCTGGTCGTAGCGCCCGCGACGCTCGTTGCTCGTGTGGACGTCCTCCATGGCCTCGGAAACCTCGTCGGCCCCTGCGCCGACACGCGCCATGAGGTTGCACGCGGCCTGGATGGTGTCGCAGCACTCGTAGATGATTCCTTCGCGGAACGCTGCGCACGCGAGGATGTCTGGCTCTCCTTGCCTACGCCTCTCGCGTTCCTTCTCCATGAGCTGCCACTGCCCGAAAGCCTCCGCAGCCTCTTCGAGTGGCTTCGTGGCCTGTGACTTCTCGGAGCCGATGCAGAACGGGCGGACGGTTAACTTGTATTCCATGCTCTTCACGTGACATAACCCCATATCTGGTCATCTCGAAAAATTCGTCTCATCGCCCATCGCGGCAATTTCCGTCAACGACCCTTGCCCCGCAGTTCGGGCAGAATCGAAATGCGCCATCATCTACTATTGATTCGTTCTGGTCATCAAGCAACAGCGTTGTGGCCCCGCACTCGCTGCATGTAAAGTAAGCTTCTTTATAGGTTTGCGTGTTGTAGCACGTGGGGTCTATGAGGAGTGCAAGCCTTTTGAAAACCTGCTCCGCAGTCAGGTCTAAATTACCGTATGGCTCTACGGACTCGGCAATGTCGTTGTACAGCACGCAGCGCGTTTCCCTGACTTTCTCTGGGTGGTCGAAATTCAGACCCATCCCGTATTCGCCCGTTTTGTCGTACATTCGCGCGAACACAAGGTCACCCCTGATGATTTTGGCCGCTCGCACGCGCTTCTTCACGCTATCGCAGCCCATAATCGCCGCCCCTCGCCATCATCCGCTTGGCCATGTGCCAGCACTCAAAAGCCTTGTTCAGGTCGGTCTCCTTGTCATCCTTGAGTCCCGCGCGGTCGAGGTACTTGAGCGCTGAGCCTGCCGAGAAGTACACGGCCAGCGCGGGGTCAAGGCGGTACATGGCTTCTATGCACTCGACTCCCTCCGACATGTAATGTCGTGGGTGGCTCACGTCACGCGCCCAGGCGTCCCGCGTGTCTCGCGAGTCGTCGAGCGCGCGCTTCACCTCGTCCCACGCGGCGTCTATATCGCGCCTCGACACGTCCTCGCGCGACTGCATGGATTCGTCGTTTTCATACATACGCAACATCCCCCTAGCTGATTCCGTGTTCGTTCAATGATTTATTTATCTCGTCCATGAGGCGGTCGTGCTCCGCGCGCACCGAGTCGGCCACCGCAGCAAGCTCAGTCGCTTTGTCGAGGTCGTTGCGCATCTCGCACTCCGCGCACCAGGAGAGCGCGTCCGCGAGGTGGATGTGGTAGCAGACGGGCCTGCTGACCTTGCCATTTGCGAGCCTTCGGGCACACCTGCCAGCAGCGCGGGTCCCGCTTTCCGTCGGGCTGCACAACCCAGCGCTTCGTGTTGATTGTCATGTTTACCAGCTCATTTCTTTTCTAAGGCGTGTAGAACGTGAATCTAGCGCCTTTCGCGCCAAACACGAGTGTTCACCCATAAATCGGATTCTGTGGCGTTCTACCCAGCCCTGCTCCGCTCTCAGGGGCATTCTCTCAGCGGTTGGTCTGAGCGATTCTCCGCCCCGCCGCGCCCCCACAAATCAGGCCAGCGGGGCGAGGTGGCTAGGCCCTGAGCATGCGCGAGAGCGAGAATGCGTCCCCGCGCTCGCGGTTTGCCAGCACGACCTCGTAGCCGCATGCGCGCGCCATGCGGTCCAGGCTCGCGAGCGGTGGGTTGCCCATGCTCGGGGACTTGGCCGCATAGTCCCTGCTGAACCCAGCGCCCGCAGACGCCTCCACCCCAGTGATCTCGGCCACGCTGCACATCCGCGCGACGGCGCGACCGTACGCGCTCCGGCCCTTGACTGAGTCGGCCATTGCCGCTCCCCTCCGACCTCGTGGCAGGCCATCGCTGGTGCCTACACACTCGGCCATTCGTGTTGTCAGGACTTTTTGTCAGTAACCATCGGGAATTTTTGTCACGGATGCTTCCGCGTTGCCGAAAACGTTGCCGTCGGCAACATGCCAAAAACGGCAGTTTAGCTGCGGAAACGTTAAATTTTGTTGCCGCATGTTGCCGAAGATGACGTGAATTCCTATAAACCCTTCTAATACTATTCTTCTTTTCTATTTAATGATTCTTGGGAAAAGACGGCAACATCGGCAACATCGGCAACAAACCGCAGGTAGATGGGCATTTTTGAATGTTGCCGCGAATCGGTTTTGCGGCAACATCGCGGCAACATCGGCAACATTTCTAGGGCTCCGGAACCCAGACGCGCTGTGTGCCGTACGATCGCGTCCGCATCTTCTCGGTCTCCCGAACCCATCCGTGGCACGAGTCCATCGCCCTCGCGAGCGCCTTGTACACGTACCGTGAGTCGCCGCGCCTCACGTCCTCGGGCATCGCGTCGTAGACCTCCCTCACGCACACCCTCGCCCCGACTCCCGACATGTCGGATTTGCTATCCCTGATTGACTTGAGCCGCGACTCGGCCCACTGCTGGACGAGTCCAACTAACGGGTCGTCCTCGGTGTGCGCGGTCTGCATCGTGAGTGCATAATCCGTGAGCTTTTCTGGCATAACCAAGGAGGGATGGTCAGTCTTGTAGACGTGTACGGCCTCCGCCCACATCTGCTCGACGTACTCGGGAGCCTCGTCCGAGAACATCCACGGGTTGCACGCCGTCGCCTTGCACTCGACCGGGAGGAATCGGCGGTTTCCCGTCGAGTCGGTCAGGAAGTCGTGCTCGTTCGTCGTGCCGATGAAGACGCACACGCGCTTGCGCTGCTCGGTCTCTCGTGCGTACTTTGGCCGTATCACGTCGGTAGTGCTCGTGACGAAGGCCTTTATCGCCTCGACCTCTCGCGCCCGCTTCGTCGCGAGCAGCTCCGCGAGCTCGGCTATCCAGAGCCCGCGAATCTTCTCCAGCGCCGCGTCCCCGTCGAGAGTGTTGAAGTTGTCCGTGTACCACTGGTCGTGGTGCGCCAGGAGTCGGACGTACCTTGACTTCCCGATTCCCTGATTGCCGATTAGGATTGGGACGTAGTCGAACTTGCAGCCCGGCTCGTAGACGCGCGACACAGCCCCCAGCATGAAAATGCGCTCGACCTCTCGGTTGTATGCCGTGTCATCAGCGCCAAGGCACGCGGTTATCAGCGTGCCAACCCTGTACCTTCCGTCCCATTCGAGAGAGTCGAGCCATTCGCGGCACGGGTTCCTGGAGTTCTTCTCGCACGCGTACTGCGCCGCCTGCGTTATCCTCTGGACGCCGGTAATGCCGTACTTCTTCTCTATGTAGGCCGTTAGCCCGATGTAGTCGGTATCCTTTATCGCCCTCTCCCCCTCGCGGTCATCCCACGGGAGCGGGAGCGTGACCATGCGTTGGTACGACATGCCGTTGTACCAGAGGTGGCCTCTCAGCCTTTCGTCAATCATGACGGCGCGCACGGCATTGTACGTGGTCTGGAGCATCGCGCCGTTCTTCGAGCGCTGGAAGCCCTCGCCATCTGCGCCACTGGCCTGCTTGTGTGGCGCTCCCACCTCCACGTCGCTGGAGTCGCTTCCGCGCTCGTACCTGCAGCACGACTTGGCGATGCGTCGCACGTCCTCCATTGGCATGGGCGGGTTGCAGCGCAGGAAGTTCACGCCGGTAAGCTCGTTCAGAATCTCCGCATCGTTGCGCCCGAACCTGCGGAGGCGCGAGCCGTAGCGGAACAGGGTGTCGTCGCGCTCGCCCTCCTTTATCTCGTCAGGCAGCGTGAATCCGCCATCCTGCCGGTCCTTCAGAGCGTCATCAGTGCCCCCGTTGCGCTGGACGTAGTCAATGAAGTCGTATACGTCATCGGTCGCGTCCGCGATGCCCACGTCATCCGGCGCGGCCCACCACTCGTATGGCTCGCCGCTCGGGTGTATGCTCGGAGCGGCCACGATGTACGAGCCATCGGCGCGAATGTCAACGCCAAGCGTGCGGTTGGTGGACGGGTGGATGTTCGTGCGGCCCGTGCGGTACAGCAGGTGCCTTCCGCCGCCGCCCGTTATCTCCTCGGCGGTCTCGGGCAGCTCGCCGTGGGCGGTCTCCCACTCGCGGAGCGTGGCCATCCCGTCCTTGTCATCCGACACGTCGAGGTCTATCACCAGCAGCCCGCGAGACGGCGTCCCACACACGATGCCGATGTTGTCATTCGGGTGCGCAGACCACCAACCGCGCACCTCGTCGGGGTTGTCCGTCCACGCGTTGACGCCGTGCGCCACCGCTGGCCGCTTGTCCCGCGCGACGATTGGTATCACGGCAAGGCCAAGACCGAGGTAGCTGAGCGCGGCATTGCCAAGCTCTCCCAATTCCGTGTCAGCCACGCCCAGTCACCTCGATTCCCAGGATCTCGCAGATTCGCGCGGCGCTGCGCGCGGGGTTGACCACCTCGAAGCGGCAGCCATAGTGCGCCTCGAACGCCATCATCGACCTGTACACGCTCTGGCCCTGCCTCGGTTTGAACCTGAATCTCTCGCACCGCATCGAAGAATGCGGCTCGCAGTAGCCGTACCTGCGCCGCTCGCACATCTGGCACGGCTTGGCCGTCCACTTGGGTATGTCCTCTATCGTGACGTAGGGGTAGCCCGCCTCGATGAGGAAGACCAGCCTGTAGCCGTCCTCGCTCGCGCGCTCCACCTCGCGCACCAGCCTGTCGTGGTCGCGACCGAGGTTCTGAGAGATCTCGTTGATGTCGCGCTTGGTGTCAATCGAGATGTTGGACATGCCGTCCTCGCGCATGTAGTCACCAAAATCAAGCTTCCGCCGCACGACCTCCACGCCGTGCGACTCCCACCACTCGTGCTTGCGCCTGTGCTTGTCCCCGTGCGAGACCTGCTGGCGCGTGTCCTCCAGTAGTATCATCCGCCGCCCTCACCCCCATTCGGCGGAGTTGCCGCGAATCGGCCACCGCCCGAAGGCAATGGCCGACTCCGCGTTGACGAATTCTCCGACTGCCTAGAACGGCACGTCGCTGTAGACCTCGGGCGCGGTGTGTGCCGCAGACGGCTTGTAGCCCACCTCGCGGCCACCGCCAACTACCCCGCGCGGCTCGTCCGGGTCATCCACCGTGCCGTCCAGGTGCCTGAGCCCGAGCCTCCTGCACTTGCCCTCGCGCACCTTGGCGGCGGGCACGACCTGGCGCGGGTTGATTCGCGTCTTGGTCTCTCCGTCCTTGCCCTCGTACTCCTCCTCCTGGAGGTTGATGCCGAAGAGACGGCCAGCGAACATGTCGAGACGCGACCCGTTCCACGCGGCAAGCGCGTCGAACCCCGCGTTGCTCGCGCTGATGCACTCCAGACGGCCCTTGGTCATCGGGAGCGCCTTGTCCTTGTACGACATGATGATGCGGTGCGCGTATGGGTGGTTCTGCCCCCACTCGTCGTTGTAGAAGTCCTTGTATTCGCCCTCGGCGATGTCGTAGATCAATTCGACGTACGACTTGTCTTCGTGGTCTATCGCCTCGGTGACCTTGACCACGTACGCGCCGACTGGGAGTCGCTTGCCCTCGCCGTCGTGCGATGCGGTGATGCTAGTCCACTGGATTGGTCTCATATGCTAGTCATCCTCTCAGTAGGTATGTCCTCAACTCGTTCTCGAAAAGCCTGTCGCGCGCATCGAACGTGTGCTTCTCGTCCGACATGGCGCACTCCATGGCGTCGAACGTCCTGTCCGCCGCAACGCCCTCGTCGCACCCGTCGCGCACTAGGCGCTCGTATCTGCGCTCGCACATCTGCTCCATCTCGAGCAGCCGCGCCCTAGTCCCCGGCTGCATCTCTGAGGGGTGCCATGCCCCAGTAGTCGCGGATGGCGGAGTCCACGGCCCTCAGGTCGTTGTCCATTACAGGCGGGAGCATCCCCATTGGTGCCTTCGCGAGGTTGGTCCCGTCGTTCTCGGTCACGAATAGGTGTTTGCCGTCGCGCACCACGCAGTCGATGAGGATTGGCACGACGCCCTCTATGCCGAACTTCTCGTCAATCATCCTCCCCGCCGTGCGTATCTTCTCCTCGCCGTTAATATCCAGCTCGGGGTGCATCAGCAGGTACGTGATTGTGTCGCGCGGCGCGCTTGCGACTGCCACGAGCAGCTTCTCGAAGTTCTGCGCGATGTCTATGAACTTGTCATAGCCCTTCTTCTTCGCCATCGCGAAGTTCTGGAGCGCCATGAGGTACCCCGCGTCATCCACGACCCACGCGCGCCGCTTGCCCGACATGATGCAGTGGATTATCTGTCCGTAGTCCGCCGTGTCCAGCGTCTCCAGGCGCTTCTTGAACGGCAATGGCTTGCTCATGACGTTGAGGATGCCGATTTCGTCCGGCTCGAAGTTCCGCAGGCTGGTTGACTTGCCGGTGCCCGACTTGCCCAGCACGATCACTCCGACTCCCATTGTTCGTCACCACCCTCCAGCGCGCCGCGCACGTACTCGCCGAGCCGCTGTCCGCCAGCGCTCCACACCTTCTCGGGGTCCACGCGCAGGGTCGTGCCGACTATCGTCTCGGGGATGCTGTCTCGCACTGCCTGGCATCCGTCAGGCACCACCCCGTCGCGCACGGCATATTCGAGGACCTTACGCCCCATCCCGTCGCGCACGGCCTCGGTCAGGTAGTCGCTTCCGTCTCCGCAAAGCCAGGCAATGAATGCGCGCTCGTCCTGGCAGATTAGCTCCATGCGCTCCTCCGCCTTCGCGACGCGCAGCGACATTGTTCCGACCTTCTGGCCGTTCACCTTTATGTCAACCGACTTCGCGCCCGTGGACTCGTACAGTTCGCGCAACCCATCCGATACGTCTGCGCGCAGGTTGTCGCGCGACTTTGTTCCGACTGCCTTTCCGGCTATCTGGTAGAGCGCCTGCCAAACCGCCAGCTTCTCGGCATCGTCCTTAAGGCTCATAGTCCCACCTGCTTCCCATATCGTCCGCCTTCCACCCTTGAGATTGAATTCTTGATTGTCTGCCGCGAGACCCCGAGATGCTGCGCGATGTAGAAGTCCGAGTAGCCCGACATGTGCATCTCGTAGACCCACATGTCGCGGTCGCGCATGCCGCCCTCCGACTTGTCGATGTGCCAGTGCGGACGCACCGTCGTGCCGATTGCGAAGCACGCCATCCCGTGGTCCTCGTGCGCGCGCTGCGCCACTGGGGACGCCCACTTGGCGACCGTGCTGGATGACACCCCGCGCGCCTGGGCAATCTGACGCTGCGTGCCAGAGCATATGTACCTCGGCCCGTCGAACAGCGCGTAGACCACCATCGGCCCTCCGCTCATCGTGTCGGCCATGACTCGAACCTCTGCCACGCCTGGATTTCGTAGTCCGATGCGAACAGCATCTCTCCGCACTCGCCCCAGCGCACGAAGTACCTACCGCTCACGCCGCGCAGCAGCTCCAGGCCGTCCGTGCGGCGTGCAATGACCACGGGGATGGCCGACTCCGCATCCGCGTCCGGGCAGACCGTGCGGACGTGCGGGTGGCCAAGGTGTATCTCAGACGCCGCCCCTGCGTCGCAGTCTGGGCGGATGTGCGTCTGCCGCATCATCGCCACGCCCAGGCAAGCTGCTGGGCGACCACGACCAACGCGAGGCACGCGATGAGTGCTGCATATGCACCGCGCTCCGTGAACTCCCACTGCCCGTACTCGTCCGTGACGATCAGTGACGATAAAAGGTGCCTTGCATGAGCTAAAATCCCATGTGACATGATTTCTCCTTTCCATGTCCTGGCTCCCGCGCAGGTGCAAGCTGCTCGGGGGCCGATTTACTTGCTCTTCCGCAGCGGGTCCGTCGTGATGGGCGAGGCAGTGAGTATGCCTGTGCCTGTAAAGGTCCCCGTCCACCACGGGTGGCCCGCTGCGTATGTGCGGGTGCGGACTTCTTGGCCGCTTTCCCGCTCCGCACGCCTCCGAGTCCGCCGCCAGCGCGCACGCTGGGCAGGTCGTGGCACTCGTTAGGCTCGCTGGGCCGCGTGGCCCGACGAATCGTGGCGTGCTTTTGGTTGTCAAGGTTCGGCGGTGCTACCCAATGGGCCGCACGTGACGGGCGGCGAGTCGGCTGTGTTCTGGGTGTGAAGGGGAAATTCAAGGTGTGGAGGCAGTACCAGGAAATTCGTGTGCTCGCTTGGTCTTGGAGGATGCCTTCCCGCCGTCCGCCGCGTGCGACTCACTGGGTGGTGCGATGCCGCTAAGCCGCCTTAGCTTTTGCGGCATGAAGCAGGGGGCTACGAAGACGGCTCCCTGTAGAAGTCGGAGACACTACAACCAATGATGTCCGCCAGGTCGTACGCCTCCGAGAGCGTGAACTCTCCGCTATGGATCTTCCGCCTTAGAGTCGAACGAGAGATGCCCATGTCGTGTGCAATGTGCGTCTTCGTGGTTCCGCTGCGCTCGACGTATGCGCCGACCCTCTGCGACACCGCCGAGCTGATTATCTCCCGCGTCTGTGCCGTCATCTCTGCACCTCCAATCTGCTAAATCTCCTTAGCACGCAACCAATAATACTAAATCCGCTTAGCATGTCAACCAGATTTGGCGCAAATGCTAAAATTACTTAGCAGATGGAGCAAAAAAGGAGCATGCCATGGGAATGAGCTACGGCCAGGCAGTCCGCCACATCTTCTCGCGCTCTGGAATGTCGCAGGCCGACTTTGCGCGGCGTGGAAACTTCTCCACCGCCTACGTCTCCATGCTGCTGAGCGGCAAGGTCGAGAACCCCAAGTTCGACCGCGCCTGCGAGGTCGCGGACGCGCTCGGCGTTTCAATCCAGGACTTCTATGATCTCATGCGCGGCGGCTCCCCAACCGATGGCTCGAATTCCTGATGCGTACATTAGTTCTATCTTTCCGCTTTGGCCACGACTCCGCCGCCCCCATCGGCGAGCGGCGCGAGATGGCGTTTATGTCCACGGCAGGTGCGAGGATTGGAGAATTATGTCTGGCAAGAAGGACAACGGCACGTCGCTTGACGAGATGGAGGGCCGCGCGAAGCGTTCGACGATCTGCGCGCTGGTCGTTCTGGCAATCTTTATCGCGCTCTTCGGCGACATCTACGACCGAATCCCTGGCTATTTCCTAGCCACTGGCGCTTGGCTGGGCATATCGGTCCAGTCCTGGGTCTTCATCGCCATCCTCAAGGCCTACAGGCGGTCGTAGGGCCACGGCAATGGCTGACTCCGCGCGGCCAGTCGGTAGCAAGCGTGAGAAGAGCCCGGGCGTGTGGGAGGTGTCCGTCTCGTGCGGGCACCGCCCGGACGGGCGCAAGCGGCGCAAGTCGCGCACAGTGCATGGCACGGAGTCCGACGCGGACGCCGCGCTCCTGAGACTCGCGGATGACATGGGTGCAGCATCCGCGCTGGGCGCGCAGACAACCCTTGGCGACTACTTCTGGGGCCACTTCGTGCCACAGCGCGCAAGGGTCTGCACGCGGGCCACCGTCCAGTTCTACGAGTCCGCGTTCCGCACACACATAGAACAGCCGTTCGGAAGCACGCCGATTGACGAGATATCGTACGACGCCGTGCAGCGCTGGGTGTCCACGCTCCCCCCGCAGTCGGCACCGCACTACGTGCGCGCGCTGCGCGCCGTGATGCATCAGGCCGCCGCAGAGCGCCTTATATCCTACGATCCGATGGCGAGCCGCTACAGGCTGCCACGGCGCGACGAGTCCCCCGCCGAGGTGTGGGGCGCGCAGACCGTGGCCCGCGCGATGGCCGACCTAGCGAACGAGAGAATCTATCCCCTTTGGCTGCTCATGGTAGGCGCTGGGCTAAGCGAGTCCGAGGCGCTTGCGATTCGCCGCGAGGACGTGCGGTTCGCGGATGGAATGGCCTATGTGGACGTGTGCCGCGCATATACCGCGAGAGATGGGATGAAGGCACCAAAGAACGCCCGTCGCTACCGCACGGCTGTGATGGGCGCGCCATTCGCCTGACGGCTCCATAGCACGATTGCAGGCACCTCTGGGCCGATCGTGGCTGTCACGCGTGGAGCGCACGCGGGCGAGCCGTGGGGGACGCGGCGCGCCGCAATAGAATGGCGCAAGCTATTCGAGGACGGCCATCCGCTGCACGGCTACCCGAGCGTGCACCTCTCGCGGATGCGCGCGACCTACGCCACCCTCGCCCAGGAGGCGGGCGTGGCCGACTCCATAATCAACGCCATGCAGGGGCGTGCGAAGAACTCGCAGATACTCTACCGTCACTACGAGTCGCCCATGGTCTCCGCCTACCAGCGCGCCGCAGAGAGCTACGCTGGGCTGCTTGGCGTGCATGACGCTGGCCGACCGGACGGACGCGGACGGACCCCGGCATAAAAAACAAGCAGGCCACACAGCCGAACTGACCGTGTGACCTGCGAACTCTCTGGCTCCCCGGGCAGGGTTCGAACCTGCGACACGCTGATTAACAGTCAGCTGCGCTACCACTGCGCCACCGGGGAATCTGGTGTGCTGCGCACGAGCAATTACTATAGCAGACGCAAATCTGGGTGCAAGCGACTTTCCATTATTTTTTCTACCGCACCCAATTTGATTTGCAAGCCCATGCCAACTGCTACGCAAGGAGCCCATGCACACCTCCATATAGTGTGCATGGGCTCCCAGTCTGAGCAGGATAAACCCGCTATTCCTCCATGTAATCTTTAAGCTTCCCTGAGCGGGAGGGATGACGGAGCTTTGCGAGGGTCTTGCTCTCGATCTGGCGGATGCGCTCGCGCGTGACGCCAAACTCGCGCCCGACCTCCTCGAGTGTGCGGGGATGCCCGTCCTCAAGGCCAAAGCGGAACTTGATGACCTTGCGCTCGCGGTCGGCCAGGCTGTCCAGCACCTGCTCGAGCTGCTCGCGCAGCATGGAGTCGCTCGCGGCGTCGGGGGGCGCCACGGCGCTGGAGTCCTCGATGAAGTCCCCCAGCTGGGAGTCCTCCTCCTCGCCGATGGGCGTCTCCAGGCTCACCGGCTCCTGACTGATCTTCTGGATCTCTCGCACTCGGTCGGCGGAGATGCCCATCTCCGCGCCAATCTCCTCCGGGGTCGGGTCGCGCCCGAGGTCCTGCAGCAGCTGGCGCTGGACGCGCACAAGCTTGTTGATGGTCTCGACCATGTGGACCGGAATGCGGATGGTCCTGGCCTGGTCGGCGATGGCCCTGGTGATGGCCTGCCTGATCCACCACGTGGCGTAGGTGGAGAACTTGAAGCCCTTGGTGTAGTCGAACTTCTCGACGGCACGAATCAGGCCGAGGTTACCCTCCTGGATCAGGTCCAGGAAGAGCATGCCGCGACCCACGTAGCGCTTTGCGATCGAGACGGTCAGGCGCAGGTTGGCGCTGATCAACGCCTGCTTTGCATCCAGGCCCACCTGCTCGATCCTCATGAGGCGCCTCTGCTCGGCACGCGTCAGCTCGATCTCGCCGTTCTCGGCTGCCTCGAGCTTCTGCGTGGCCTCGGTCCCCGCCTCAATCTTCATGGCGAGGTTGACCTCCTCGGAGGCCGTCAGCAGGTCGACCTTGCCAATCTCCTTGAGGTACATGCGGACCGGGTCGCCGGTGAGCATCACGGTGGAGTTGTCGGTCCTGCGGGCGCGAGCGCGCGAAGAACGCTTGCGGGCCTTGCTCTTGGGGACGCTCCTCAGAACCTCGTTGGCGACGCGGGCCTCCTTCTTGGCCTCGCTTACCTCGCTGTCCTCGTCGTCCAGGTCGTCATCCTCGTCCTCGTCGTCATCATCGTCGAAGTCGTCGACGGTATCGAACTCCTCGTCGTCATCACCCGAGGAGACCGAGATTCCCGGGGCAATCTGAGAGACGCCGTCGCCGGACGAGACGATCTCGACTCCCTTGGCGCGGATGGCGTCATAGAGGTCGGACAGCTCGTTGTCGTCGACGTCTATCTCGGCTATGGCCAGCTGGATGTCGTCCTCCGTGAGGGAGTGCGAGTCGGAGGCCTGCTTCACCAGCGCCTTCACAGCCCCCTGCAGGTCGTCAGAGAGCCCAGATGCCTTGGTCGCCTTGTTGTTTGCCACGGATTTCCTTTCCACGTATAAACCTTCGTGATGATACCCATTTTCCTGGGCTATGCAACAGTCGAGACCCTTTGTGACAGTTCGTTGATGCGCTTCTGCACCTCGGTCGCGCTCCTGAAGAGCTCCGCGGCCTCCTCGTCGCCCGGCGAGGCGGACGTGGCCCTGAGCCGTGCCTTTATCTCCCGGACCTCCCTCCTCCTCGACCACAGCTCGATCACGTCGAGGAGGAACGCAACTTCCTCGTCCACCCCCATCCCCGAGGTGACCTCGAGCCGGGCGCCCGCGAGCAGCTGCGGGGCTTCCGGGACCACCGACTCGGCCGCAGCCACAACGTCCGCCGGGGTCGCATCCTCGGGCGTTGCGAGCATGGCCCACGCCATCGCCTCGTTGCGCGAGTCCGCCCAGGTGAACGAGGCAATCCTGTCACCCTGCGCCCGCACCGCGTTGACGTTGGAGGCCATCACGGCCAGAAGCTCGCGCTCCGCGATCACCTGCATGCGCTCGTCCTTTGAGAGGGCGGAGAGGCTCATTCCGGCGCGCGAGGGGTCCCGGGGCGAGAGGGGAGTCCCTCTCCCCTGCGTCGGGGCTGCCTTAGCCCTCGTTGGAGCTCTCTCCCCCTCCGCCTCAGGCGCGGGCTCGGGCTTCTGGCGTATGACGCGCTTGACCTCCTCGACGCTGGTGCCAAGGAGGTCGGCGAGCGTGGTTGCGTAGCCATCCAGAAGGATGGAGTCCCGTAGTGGGACGAGGAGCGTGGCCATCTGGTCGAGAGCGGCGACCCTGCGGCCGGGTACCGAAAGGTCGATGCCGGAGAGGCGCTTTGAGAACACGAAGTCCATGAGGGGGACGGCCTTTGCGAGCTGCTCGCGCAGTGAGTCCGCGCCGTTGGCGGCGAGGAACTCGGCGGGGTCCTGCCCCCCGGGGAGCACGACGCAAAGCAGCTGGACGCTGGTCTTGCCCACGTACTGCACCGCTCGCTCCGCCGCACGCTGACCGGCGGCGTCGCCATCGAACATGCAGACGATGCGGTCCTTGGCAAAGCGCTCGATGAGCCTGACGTGGTCGAGCGTGAGCGCCGTTCCCAGCGCGGCGACAGCGTTGGTGAAGCCCCCCTCGTGCATTGAGATGACGTCCGTGTACCCCTCGCACACGATCGCCGTGCCCGTGGCGACCATGGAGTCCTTGGCACGGTCAAACGCGAAGAGGTGCTTGCCCTTGTGGAACACGGGTGTGTCCTTGGTGTTGAGGTACTTGGGCTTGGAGTCGCCCATCACGCGGCCGCCAAACGCGATGCAGCGGCCCTGCTCGTCGTGGATGGGGAACATAACTCGGTCGAAGAAGCGGTCCCTGAGCCCGGCCCGCCCCTCCAGGGCGAGGTCGGCCGAGACGATCTCGTCGCGCGAGAAGCCCGCCTCGCGCAGATGGGAGACCAGGAGGCCATGGCCGGGGGCGTACCCCAGCCTCCAGCGACGGCACACGTCTGAGCCGAAGCCACGACCCGAGAGGTACCTGCGCCCCTCGTCCGCGCCCTCGCCACGCCCCCTGAGGAGGAGCGTGGAGTAGAACGACTCGGCCTCGGTGAGGCACTCGACGAGGCGGGACCTCTTGGGGCCGCGACGGGCCGCTCCGCGCTCCTCGGAGAGCTCGATGCCCTCCTTGTCAGCGAGGTACCTGATGGCATCCGGAAAGTCGAGGTTCTCCCTCTTCATGATGTAATTGAAGACGTCGCCGCCCTGGTGGCAGCCAAAGCAATACCAGAATCCGGTGGATGGGATTACGTGGAACGAGGGGGACTTCTCGTGATGGAAGGGGCAGCACCCCCAGAAGTCGCGGCCGCGCTGCCTGAGCTCGACCGTCTCGCCCACGATCTGGACGATGTCGCTTGCCTGCCGGACGCGCTCCTTGTCCTCGTCCGTGATCACTCGCCCACCTCCACGCCATGCTGACCTACCTGCGTACGTACCCAGTCGACGTTCGACAGAACCGCGCGCTCGAGCTCCTCGGTGGAGGGGAAGGGCCTCGACGCCCTGAGCCAGCGGGCGAAGACCACGGACACCTCCCTCCCGTAGAGGTCGCCCGAGAACCCGAGGAGGTTGGCCTCGAGGAACGACTGTCGGGGGCCCGAGAACGTCGGTGGCGCCCCCACGTTGATCGCTGAGGGGTATGCCGTCCTGTCCGCCACGACGTACCCCGCGTAGACGCCGTCCGACGGCAGGCACGTGACGGAGGGAACCTGGACGTTGGCGGTGGGGAAGCCAAAGGACGTCCCCTCTCCCCTGCCGTGCGCCACGGTGCCACGGACGAAGTGCGGGCGGGCGAGAAGCGCGTTGGCACGCTCCAGCTGCCCGTCTCGAAGGAGTATGCGGATTTGCGTCGCCGAGACCGTCTTGCCGTCCTCCTGCAGCAACTCCTCGCCGTGGACGGCGATTCCCTCCCGCTTCCCCAGCTCGCGCAGCGAGTCGAGGTCGCCACGACCGCCGTCACCAAAGCGGAAGTTGGTGCCCACCCGCACGGAGCGGGGGCGGACCAGCCGTGGGAGCATCCACCGCAGGAACGCCTCCTGGCTGGTGTGCTCCAGCTCCTCGCCAAAGTCCAGCACCAGGACGGCGTCTGCGCCAAGGAGGAGGAGCCCCCGCGCCCTGTCGCGAACCTCGAGCAGACGGGAGAGGGGCGTCTCCCCCTCAAGGAGGTCAGACGGGTCGGGCGAGAAGGTCACGGCCACGCAGGGGAGCGAGAGCTCGCGGGCGTCCGCAACCGCATGCGCAAGGAGCCGTCGATGTCCCCTGTGGAGGCCGTCAAAGGCCCCGATGCAGACGCATGCATCCGAGCCCGGCGCAAGGTGGGCAGCCGCCCGAGTGACAAGCGTCGCGCCGTCAAGCCGGACGGCGCTCACCTCGATGCCGCCGAGCAGCAGCGAGTCCCTGCACAGCGCGCGGGAGTCCTCCTCGGTGAGCGGCAGGGTCCTTCCCAAGATCGCCTCGCTCACGACCTCACCCCATCGATGCCGCTGGGGAAGTTCGCGACGCAGGCGAGCCAATGCCCACGACGCTCCCACACCCCGAGGAGCCGCCCGTCGCGGACGAGACAGCACCTCTCCCCCTCC